CAATCTTTCCACGAAGAACTGAAGGATTAATCTCTCCACCCTGATCATTTGAAATGATGTGGAACTCTGGTTTTCCTTGAAGATTCTTTGCATGCCAATCCTTAAGCATATCCAATTCTACTTCACCATTGCTTAGTTTTCTGTGAGACCAACGACCTTCTCCCATAATTGTAAACACACGGTTACGAACTTCTGTTTCACTCATCTCAAGACTGATAACCAATGGGCTACGACCCTGTTTCCAGGCCTGTACAGCGAAGTAGAGAGCCAACCAGGACTTTCCGATACCAGGATATGCCAAGAAGACTCCCAACTGCCCTGGCATGATTCCAGATGGAAGATAGTTGTCAAACCCTGGCAAGCCAGTCTTTATACCTACATGCCCAAGTGCTTGCTGCTTCTTTACATTTTCAAAGTAAGCAATTGCAGACTCTAAGTCTGTAACATCAATATCACGAATTGCCGATGTATTCTTTTTTAATTCTGAAGTCTTTGTAATAAGGTCGTTTAGTGCAACTACTCCCTGATTATTTTGAACATTGCCTGCAGCAGATCTTATAATATCTTTAAGGCTATCATTTAAATACTCACCCTGTAACTCTTCAAGGTGATGCTTTGTTGCACCAATCCCTACTGCTGGCTCAAAATCTCTAAACTTTTCAGTAACTAATTCTACTGGTGGAAGAACAGAATTGTTCTCAAAATATAGTCTAATAAAGTTCCAAATATCTACATGAGTTCTTAGGAGGTTGTCAACATTTGCCTGAAGAAGAACATGTATTTGCTTATCTTTTAAAACAGCCGTAAGTAATTTTGCCTCTGTATTATTCACTTAACCACTCCTTAGCCATTTTTCTACGCTCTGCCCTATCGTTTTCGTCTTTTGCTTTATCTTTTTTTGCTTGTAAAATTTTTTCTGCGTTGTATGCAAAGTAGTTCCAGGATGGGCTAACCGCAACCAAGAAATAATACTCAAGTATATCGTAGCATACTGAAACTCCATAAGATTCAATCAGAGCATCAGAAGCCCACTGCTCAACATTTAAATTGAGAGATGGCTTTGACTCGTACTTTGCAGTATGATACTTGCTGTATCTTGAAAGCAAAGCCATTCGGTCTTTGCGTTCAGCCATTATTCGTTAATCTCAGCCTTTGCCTCGTTAATCTTTTCAGTTAACTTGTCCTCTACAAACTTATAAACACGATCAAAAGCCTGATCTGGACTTTCTCCATTTCGTCTTGAATCAGTAACGCCAAGATCAAGTCTTAGTGATTGAAAGTTTCCTAGGTTAAGCGTGTACCCTAATGTAACAGATACCCTTGTCTCTTCGTTTTCCATTTTATACCCTTCGTTAAATAGATTCAGACCATAGTGGAATAAATCGTCCATCTTCAGTTCTCGTATATGTAAGTATACCATCGCCCATTCTTCGTGTCAACTCTTGTTTACTGGGCGTAATATCATTAGTAATTAACTTATCTTTTCTTGGTCTTCCAATATGTCTTGTAGCAAGTATATCACGTATCTCTCTTACTTGCGACTCTGAATAATATGATCTTACTTGCCATCCTCTGTCCCCTCCTTTTTGGGAGCCAGTTGGAAATGGTATTGAACCATTTTTCATAAGTGATGGCATATATTTTTTGTGACGATTGACTAGGTCTGCAGTCTGACCAACAGTGTAGGCTCTTTCTCTTTTATTTTTAAAATCACTAATTAAACAACTTTCAATTTGATCTTTTGTGATATTATAAACAGACATTATTCCATTAGACTGATTCAAATGATAAATTCTTACAAGGCTACCATTAAGAAACCAAACTTTTTTATTTGCTTTTATTACAGGGAGGCTATTGTAGCCTTCGCTCTTAATTGTTCCTTTTTTAGTAGCCATCTTCCCTCTTCATAATTCTGTGCTGGATTAAAAAATTTTCTATTTCCACATATAATACAAAAAGTTTCCATATGGCTATGTTCACTAAATATCCTATCAATGAACATTCGCCCTTTGCATCTATTACATAAAAGCATTAATTTGGTATGCCAATAACAATTAGGTTAATACCAATACTAGTGTCTCCACCTGTATTAAATTTTACTGTTCCGTCTACTCTTGAGGTTGAGATACTCTTTATTGTTACCGTCACATCTTTTCCAGCATCAGTATTTCCAACGTTGATTGGGGTTGCAGTGACGATGGGTGCAAACTTAAAGTCAGTATTAAAGTTATAAAAGAATGGTTGAGAAGATCCAGCAGTTTGCGTTTGGCTTGTAGTGACCTGGACGTAGCCTCCTATTATTCTGGTTTCAGAAGTTTTGGCGCTTTGTTGTCCATTTTGAACAGTATCAACTGTGACATATTTATAGGTCGACGGAGAAACCTGAACTGCAAGATCATTGAGTTCTTTAACAATTTGATAAATATATGTTACATCTAGAGGTTGTCCACGCTCTGGTAATGGTAATATAGACATAATATAATTATACCAGAGACTTCAGTCCAGAGTTGTAAACTTGCAAAGAACCATTTATTGCTGGATTAATTGATGATATTTGAACCACAACTCTGACAGAGGTTGTGCCATTTTTTAAAAATGAATAACTAGAGTTATTACATGTTCCAACATGTATAAAGTTTCCACCATCAAATGAAGCAAAAACATCGTATAGTACTTGCGTTGATGAGCCTGACCCATTTGACCAGTTTACAAGTATAGTGTTACCAATAACATTCACGTCCCCTGGTAAAACCAAAACTGGTACAGATTCTACTAAAAATAATTGCGACCATGCTGACTTTCTGTTTTTATCCTCTGCTACTATTCTAAATCTAACTACATTTGAATTAGATGTTGTTACTTTTCCAAGTAATTCTTTTTTAATAATAACATTTTTTATTCCAGCATCAGCCATTATGCCACATCCAAAGAAAACCTAAACTCTATATAGTTGGTTGTATTTGCTGATTTAATAATTGTTTTTGCATCTGTACTTCTAATAACTGAATAACCAGTCATTCCGTAAACAGAGTTTGTTGATGTTGTATTTTCAAGTCTAAGCCCATCTAAACAAACATAAAAGTCTGAAGTCGGGGCAGAGTCTTTTATTACTGAAGAATAAATTCTTACAGTATTTATATCTGACCATGCAAAATTGTCACTCTTGTAAAGTTCTTGTATTTGTTTTGATATTACAAAATATCTGTTTGTTGCAAAGTTAACTCCTGGGTCATTGTAATTTATTTCTGCTTCAAACCTTGCCCAAGATCCAGTTGCAAAAGTTCCAGAAGATGAAAACTCAACAATGACTCTAACCTTGTCTGGAATTGTTACTGCTGCACCATTTTTATTTATTAGAGAAAATGCAAGCCTTAACTCATCAGTTGGTGAATTTTTGCTTAGGTCAATAGCAGTATCACTTAACTGAATATAGTTAGAGCCACTCTCTGCAATTAAATGATTAGCACTATTTTTAGATATGTTTGCATTGTTTCCCACAATAGCAATAATATTATTTAAGAACCTGCATCTCTCATATCTAAGAACCCTGTTCGAGTTTGTAAAAGTTTTATTGTCTGCATTGGTTTGAAAAACTGGATATACCTGATTAATAACATTTGTTTCAACATCATTTATTAAATAACCAGATGATTCAAAAGTTGCTACGACAGGACTAGCACTTTGAAGAGTAAAAGATGTAGTGGTTGGAACTGACACAATGTTTTTATTTGATAGATTAAAACTGGATGGAAGTATGCCCGATACTGATATCTGTGTTCCAGTTGTCAATCCGTGGGGAGTATCAGTTGTATAAGTTATGGTAGTCCCTGATGCCACAGCATTTGTTACAGTAACAATCCTGTCATCTAGTGGTTCATATATTGAAATAATTTCAGATGCTTGAGATCCATACTTCCAATTATCAGTATCTGAAAATGAATAAATGGTTTTACTATCTGAATTTCCTGCTGCTGGGTTGGATGCACCAGAATATATTCCTACTTCAGTTATTTCATACCTATCTTGAGTCGGCAGTTCTGCTGTCAATACAACCTTTGACACTCCATCTTCACTAACAAATCCTCGTGAAATAATTGGTACACGAAACATTTCAAAACTAAGAGATTTTTTGTTTGAAAAGTCTTGATCAGATAAGTTGTCATCTGTAGACAATGGCTTTACTCCACACCCTATAGCAATGTGTGATGCATAGGATGGAGTTTGGCCTACTAAATATTTGGCTAAAATATTTTTACCTGTATTAGTTATCATTTATTTCCTCACTCATATATTGTACCATCAAAGATTCCTCCACTTAGTAAGGTTTGAACTTCTGCTTGCATACCATCTTTTATATTAATAAGGTTTATGACTAGATCACCAGTTAATGGGTCTATATAAATAGACTTACAGTTTGGCACTTTAACTCCAGCCACCAGGTCATACCCTGTACCACATTCTGGCAAGTAGTCAAGAATTGAAATAGAAAGAGACTTAAAGAATGAGTCAGAGGATTGCAGTCTTAGAATATTGTTTGGATTGTATTGTAAATATAGATCTGTTAAATTTTTAATTGGAGCATAGACAACTTTTTGTCCATTAACTAGATCATGTCTTGATATTGTTGCTAGTTCGTGGCCACCAATATCTTCAAATAACAGATCAGTCATTATATCAATTGGCATTAACTCGTCATAATTTAAAATTAAATCAGGGGTTGCAATTTTAACTGCACTGACATCTAACTGTGTTTGTGGATCTGGAAGGTTTGCTACCGCATCATTTGCCATTACACTACCTCACTTAAGAATAAGGTCATCTCTGGACCATTAGAACTTCTTGAATAGTCTATGTTATAAACCACAAACCTACTTAGTGGATCGGACACTTGACTCACTGTATTTTCTTCATAATCCAAAGTCACTATATCTCCTAGTTGAATTGTTGGAATTGAAAAAATTTTAACACCAACAGATTTTCTTGGTTTTGATATTTTATCAATAACCCATTTCATTAAACTTTTTGCATCATCATGCGACTGAATGTATTGTGCGTTTAATGTAAAATCTTTTTTGCCGTATGTCATTCTGCTTAACTTTATATCTTCATAATCCTTTTTAAATTTATATGGATTTGATACTGTTTTATCTGTTAAAAATTGTGGATTAGAAAGATCACTATTTTTATTAAAATAATCATCTACTGTCATTTTGTTATCTGATTGCTGTGTAAATGTAATGCCCTGTATTCTTAAATAGTTTCCAGTTGTTTCATCCAAACTAATGGCAGTGTCTGTTGAGTTTAAGACTAAAAACTCTGCCCCATATGAACCAGCCCTAAATCCAGAAACAACATAACCTTTTATTTTATTAAATGTTGGAGATATTTTAGCGGTAAGTGCTGGAAAGGCTTTATCATATTTAAACTTAAATGTTGCAGCCTCTCGCATAATGCTGCCAAATTCTTCAAAATAAATATTGTACTTAGGCATTTCAGAAGAACCTATGCCAGCAAGATAGGTATTTTGAATTAATCCACTAAGGGCATACTTTCTAAATGATTCATTTGCATCAATATCAGAATCTCCAAACACAGAATTTACAGGTGCACCTAAAGAGAATGAAGTATTTTGAGAATAATTATTGCAAAGCGCATAAACATTTTCAAACATTATTTTTGAAGATCCTCTTGTAAATAATGCTATGTTTGAATATGCTGGAAGTGGGTCTAAGTCATCTACTGTTTTTATTAATCTGCCGTTTAAATATAAGAAAAAGCGTCTTAAATTTCCAATGTCTTCGTACTCTACAGCAAGATCGTAAACTGTAGTATTTTCCTCAGCAACCATCCTTGCTTGGCCAGTAAATCTTCCTGCGTCTACAGTAATCTCACCTAAGCCTTCCCAAAGTTTAACTGGTATAGCCTTTCCATTTTCAGATTTAACTTTATAAAAAAGAACGTTAGAGACTCCCTGTCTTTCTTCTTCTGACAGTTGTCCAAGTCCCAGTGCTGCTATTTCGAAATAATACCCAACGTTTGTTGTTGGATTTAACATGAATGAAAGCCCTCCAGAACCACCAGATATATTTATATTTTTATCTGGGCTGCTACCATTAACAACATAGTACGTTGATGCTCCATTAGAGGTTTGGCCCCTATCAAGATTGTTTTCTATTTTACCAACAATTCTCATTCTTGTTCCAAAGTGTTTATATTTTTTTTCTAGATTTTTATGAACATAAGAAACAAAGTCTCTAGGTTTTTCTGCTGTTGTAAAGTTGGGACCTGTCAAAGAAAGAGCAGAAGACTGAAGTGTTCCAGACTGTACTTTTGTCAATGTATTGATTTCTCCTATAAAAGATGTTGACATAAAGTTTTTAATAATTCCACTTCTTGATGAAGTTTTAGCAAGTGCATCTGATGAAATTCCAGAGTTTGTTGTTTTTCCAGAAGATGAGTCAGTTGTTGTTGGCACAGTTAGGTCAGTTTCAAACAAATATTTAGAGTCCATATAACATCCCTTAACATTGTCATCAGACTTCCAGTAATCGGATATTCCAGAACTGTGTGCTACAACCTCGGTACCAAACTGACCACGACCATGCTTGCTTACATCTCCATTTTGTAAACTTGTGATCCCATCTTTTTCAAAATATTTTGGTTCAGAGTATATTCTTACTAGTCCAGTTGGATAAATTTTTCCATTAAATGGAAGTTTGGCAAAATAGTTTTGATAATCCTCGACAGAAGTTATCCACACATTTCCTATACCTCCCACATTATATTGCACTGCATCATATTTTATAATTTCTCCTTGAGAATAAAAGTATCCATTATATCTTGTAATCCAATATACTGCTTCTCCAAGACTAAAAGTATTGTTTATTAATACATTGTTTTTAACTATAGGAAGTTCTGAAGATAAATCTGAGTTTAATGGTATTGCACTAAGAACGTATGCCGATTGATTACCAACTTCATTATTTATAGATTTTGTATTTTCAGTTCCAGAAACTTCCCACAGTAATGCTGGCTTGTACGTATAATATCTTTCTCCATCCACAAGACTTGCTTGCTTTATGGATCCAACAGACCTTTGTATATGCCTTACCTGATAATTAATTGTTCCGCCATTGTATACAGATTGGTCTTGAGATGAAACGGTGATTATGTTTGATAATTTTGTAGTGGTTTTTTGATTTTGAACTCTTCCTACTGTTTCAAAATCTTTTGTTCCTTTAAGTTCAAATGTGGCGGGTCTTTCTTCTTTTGTTGGAAGTATGTAGTTTTTGCTCATCATTACAAAATTATTGTATTCATCAAAGAACATTGCAGTCTGTGTTGATATGGCAAGGCCTTGAAGAATTTCAGCAACATTGCTACCTGGAGAAACAAAAAAATATGGGATAATCATTTCTTTTTCTCCAGCAACTCTTTTAAATGTATAGTTTGCAAACCCAATATAGTCAAGCAAAAGTGAGACTGCCGAACTTACTGAAACCTCTGTCATCAATATTTCTGGAGCCTCCATAGACTCTAGATACCAAAACATATCTCTTAGGTTCATGGATATTCTTTTATTAATAATATCTGCTTTTGGGAAAGAGTCTGAATATAATGTTTTCATTGGAACGTAATAATCCCATCCATCAACATCAACTATTACTTCATAAAATTTTATTTGAACATGTCTTGTTATGTATTTTGCAATTATGCTATCAATATTATTTTCATTAAATCCTTGATCATAGTCAAACAGTGTGATGTTTCCATTTGATGCAACTAGTTGACCAACTGGCAAACCAGAAAGACCAAGATCTGATGCACTTTTGTTTATAGAGTAATCTAAAGTTTTATCTGATAAGTTAACTGAAAGTCTTGGAGATATTTCTATAAGGTCAAATGTTGCATCTTTTGATGTCATTGTTTCAACAACAACCCTTACTCCAGAAATATACTCAAACTCTCTATATTGTTTCTTACCATCAACCACCTTTATGAATGAACTAGGGTTTGTTACGTCTGTTACAAAGTTTGTTAGTCTGTTTGTTTGTGTGTCTTCTAAATACCAGCCATATTTTGGGGTCTTGGTTACATACTGTGTACCGTCCCAAATATGGTACGTTCCAATATCATTTTCATTTTCTTTAATTAAATATGCATATCCAACTACAGACTTTTCTGGAAGAAGGTCTACGCTTGTATATGTCTCCGCTATAACAAAATTTAAAACCCAGTCTTCTGGTACCACTAATCCGTACGCAATCTCAACATATCCATCACTTGGAATTACAGGAGAATCGTCTTTTCTTCGTATTGATGGATTGAAAGATATTATATTCTCCCAATTTCCATTTTTTAAAAATTGTATTTTCCATTTGCTTGGAGTTTTTTGATTTGTTTCTCCATAGAAGGGGTCAGAAAATGATCCAATAGACGATGAGAAAGGACCAAGATTTTCTGTTCCTATGTGGGTTTGCATTTTTATAACAACCCTATTGGCTGGTATATTTTCTTTATAAACAACAAAAGGACAGGCATCTTCTATGTTGTACTGTGAACCACGAATACTAGATGCAATACCATACTCTTGTCCAAACTCTGTTCTATATGAAGTCCAGTATTTAAAAATATCTTCTCTGTCTGGCATATAGTATCTTGGTCTGTCTGCCATTACAAGGTTTGGGTGGTGGAGTTTCCTATTTTGAAAAAATGCTGCTTTATTAATTCCAGACCTAGGTCGAAACTGATTAAAACAATCTTCTAAAGAATAAAGACTTTTAAGTTTTTCTTTTTTAGTAAGTAGAGTTGTTGGTAAGCCAGCATTGTCATAAGATCCATCAAGAACAATATCGGCATCTGTTGCCCCAGTATAAAAATTACCAGAATCATTAATATCAAAACTTGTAGGTAGTGATGAGTATACAGACCCTGTCTGTGTTGGTCGAAACCTATAATTTCCTATGTGTTTAATGTTGGTTGGTATGTTCATGTTCCATTCAGCAACTACAAGAGATTTGTTTCTTATCGTTGGGGATGTTTCTAAAAAGTTTTGTAAATCTTTATCTTCAAACATTATACTTCTTCCAGACTTACCGAAACATTCCAATAATCAAAATTTGGTCCTCGTTTTTCTACAGAAAATGAAAAATCTGATATAAACATTTCTATAACCTGATTGTATTGTCTTAGGTGGCCATATGGACCTTCTGTTCCCCTAAAAATTCCTTTTCTGTCATATGCAAGAAATACCCAGAATGATCCCTTATGGTCGTTATACCATTCTTGAATATCTGCTCCTCCTGCTCCTCCGTCAGTAGTATAAGATTTATTTGTAGATATTCCTGTTGCTTGGTCAAAATTGGGAATATTTTCATGAGACCTTGACGGAAGCATGTTCCAACTAGTGCTAATTTTAATTTTGTCTGCAATATGATAAGACCTCATACGACCATTGATCATTCTTTCTCTTTTTTCAATTCTTTCATCTGAAAAATTTAATGGCTCTCTGTTATCATCAGACAAGATTAAGAACTGATCAATTAAAGATTCATCCTCTACTTGTCCTGGATCTGCGCCAATTTCTAAACCATATGGGATATAAAGTCCATCTATTAATGTACCTGAATTTTCAGACCAAAGCATTGCACTAGGTCTTTGATATTTTTTACGACTTTGCATATACGTAAATCTTGGATCAATTTCTGGCATTTGTATTTATCCCCCTTACGCTTCTGTCGTTTACTGTTTTTATTTGTGACATTACTGCTTGTGCAATTTCATTTGGATTAGCGCCTGTTTTTGCATTAACTGTTAATGTATATGTATTATTATACACTGCCCCGCCAATAGATTCACCGCTATTAATTTTTTTCATGTTGTCTACACCATAAGAATCTACAGCATACTTACTCATTATAAATTCTCCTGGGGTTAACATTGCTGGAACTGTATCTGTTCCCTTTGCAAAACCACCAAATGAGAAGTACTTAGGAATAAGACCACCCATTGACCAGTTTCCAAATGCATTTGCTGCTGCTGCATTTCCACCAAACTTTTTTAATACTGCAGCATCTTGGGCTTTTTTGGCAGATGCTGCTGCTGCGGTGGCGTTGGCTGCATCTCTTACGGCTTTTTCTTGTGCAAGCATTCCTGAAGTTGGGGCCATGGCTTTTTGTACAGCAAGATTATTTTGTAACTTGTATAAATCTGCTAAGTGCATTCCTGGAGTACTTCCAGCATTTTTTGTTACATCTCCAACATTCATTGCCTGATTAAATAGCATGAAATTCTTTGCTGCATCGTCTGCAATCCTTTGTAGGTCATCAAAGTGCATCTGAACAACAGATGACTGATCTGTTGGTCTATTTGAACCTGTTTGGTAACCTGTAGGGTCTGTCTTGGGGTCTGTCTTGGGGTCTGTCTTGGGGTCTACCTTGGGGTCTACCTTTGGGTCTGGTTTAGGGTCTGGAGTTGGGTCTGGTTTAGGGTCTGGAGTTGGGTCTGGTTTAGGGTCTGGTTTAGGGTCTGGTTTAGGGTCTGGTTTAGGGTCTGGAGTTGGGTCTGGTTTAGGATTTGGTTGTGTAGTTGCAGGTGTGACTGCTGCTGCTGGAGTCTGTGCGCCATAGGCATCAATAAGTCTTTTCTGAACATCTAATGCAAGTTTCATAGAATCAACAAATGCTGCGCTCTTAATTAATGCAAGGTCTACTTTATTTTTAATTGCTTCCCAAGCATCTTTTGTTAATCCAAGAACTGTGAGTCCTTCTATATCTTTGTCTAATAGTATTTGTCTTAAGCGAATAAACTCTTGTGCTGGTTCTAGTTTATCTTCTTCAATTTTAAATATTTCATCTTGAAGATCTTTAATTTCTTTTTCAAGTTGTAGTCTAGTTTTCCCACCCTGAGTTACTCTAGATAGTTCATATTCTCTAGATTTTTCTATTGCATCTTTTTGTTTTGTTACAGCGTCTGCTGCTTCTTGGGCTCTCATATCTTGTACAGCCCTTGCTGCTGCTGCAATATCTCCAGAGGTTAGCGCTTCAGCAAGTGTTAGTTGACCCTTTTGCTGATTGGAAATAGAAGCATTTGCTTTCTCTACTTCGTCTAAAGCCTTAATTCTTTCATCATACTTGTCATTAATTTTTTGTTCTTGATCTTCGATTCCCTTTAGTGCTGCCTCTTTATCATCTATTTTATACTGAATTGCTGAAATTGCATTCTGTGCATCTTTAATTACTGTATCTTGTGCTTTTGTATCTATTTTAAATTTTATGTTTAGTTCTGTTTCTTGAACATCAAAAGCCTGCATTGCATTGCCAAATCCTTTATCAAACAGACCTTGCATGAATTCAACGGTAGATTTTAATTGATTTAGTCTTTCATTAAAGTCAGAAATTAACGCATTTAATTCTCCTTGTGCAGCACCAATAATTACTGCTGGTGCATCAATTCTCATCAACCTATCTACTTTTGCTTGTGCTAAAGCAACTTGGTTTTCCATTGATTTTAAGTGTTCATCTGATGAAATTGCAAAAGCGTTTTCTGCGCCATACTTAGATCTTAGTCTTGCTTCTTGCATTGTATCTTTCTTAAATTCTGCAATGTCTGTTTTTACTCCACTTATTGCTGCTGATTTTTCTTGTGCTGCAGTCAAAGTTTTATATCTCTGAATTAATGTTTTTAATGTCTTGTCGTTAACGCCATTGGCAATTGCTGATGCTATTGTCTTATCAGAAATTAACTGATATGCATCTGCTACTGGAACCCCAAGGTTTGCCAACTTATTAAATGCAGAAGATTGATTTTCAATAGCCTTAAACTCTGCTTCCATGCTAGAATTCCAGTCACCCATAGTTATAGAGTTTAGTGCTTCTTGAATATTGGTAGCATCTCTCTTTAAAGCAATAATATTTCCCTTATTGTCAAACTTAAACAAAGAGTTCTTTTTCTCTTCATATACCTTTGGGTCCATTCCGACTATAAGAGAGATAAGATCTTCGCTTCCGCCCAAACCTCTTATATCGTTTTCTATACCGCTAAATACATCTATGGTCTTCTTACCACCAAAGAGACCTTCTAAGGCCTTACGAGAGGCACTCCAGCCTTCTGTGACCTTTATCTGGTTCTTGCGTACATCTCGTAGTTTCTTTACTAGGTCGTCTAGCGGTGAAGACTGAACTTTCGTCCCCGTGGTAGTTGGAGTAGTTCCTGTTGGAGCAACAACACCTACCTGTGTGTTATCTGTAACGGCTTTAAATCCTTGGGCTTCTTTATATTTTTGTATTTTATAAGAAAGACTTCCAGTTACTCCTTGTCCACCTCTAGGTCCAGGCTCTTTAAGCCACGCTTGGTAATCTTCGTCTGCCTGAATTATTGGATCTGGAATATTTACAATTGATGCAATGGTAGTTGTGTATACTAATTTTTGATCATCTGTCAATGTCTTAAAATATGCTTCATCGAATGCTGCGGTGCCTTTAAGTTGTGGCATTATATTATAAACAGCCTCTATTGTTTTTGGCTTTTGTGTTTCGATTGCATCAAGAATTCTATTTAGTTCATCGTATGCTGTTTTATTTTTTGGGTCTATGTAAAATCCAACTAAGAAATCTGAAGGGATTACCGTATTGAGGTTGTTCAACTTAATCATATTCTTTGCAAAGTCAAGAGCATCTGAATCTTTTTCAAATGCTTCTACCTTGGTTATAAAGTTTGTCTGAACTGTCTTGTTAACGGTGCCCTTTGCATCAAGAATATTCTGTGCTGCAACACCAATTGACTCAGCAGTTGCTCCACTAAACTTAGTAATAATTTCCATCATCTTTGGAGCAATGTCTTTATTGTCTGTTGCCATTTGCAAAAGAGTTCTAAATACGGCTGGAGGAATATCTCCACTTGCCATCTTTGCTTGAATTAAAAACTCTTGACCACTATCTATTGCTCCAGATTTTCTTAAATCTTTTGATTGTTGATTTACAACATCTACATAAGCCAACTGATTAGGATCATTTTTGTATTTTGCAGTTGTGGCTTTTTTCATTCCAGACATCATTGCTTCTTGAAGTCCACCAGCAGAGTTATACTGTGAAACAACATCTCCCTGTAAAGTACTTTGAGCAGCAGTCAATCTGTCTCTTTCTTTTATGTACTTAATTTGCAGATCATTGGCCTCATTAATTTTACCCTGCAGTCTTAACTCTTCAATTTTTTTCTGATAATACATATCAAATGAATCTAGCATTTGCTTATTTTGTTCCATTGCAATTTTTGCGTCTACGGATGCTGCTGCACCAAGAACGGCTGCTTCTTTTACATACTTTTGTGATGCAAAATATCCAAGTGCTGAACCTGCTATTGCTCCAATTCCTGCACCAATGGCTGCTCCAATAGGTCCTCCAACCATTGTTCCAAACCCTGCTACTGCTGCTGCTCCTCCAAGTGCTGAAGCCCCGATTCCTGCAATTTGTGTTGTTTTTTGTCCAGCAATTTTAGTTATTTGGTTAGCATTATTAATGTTACCTATGCTACTCTTCATATTTTTTGCATTTTCATTAATCATGTTTATTCTAACATTTAATGGATCATTAATAAGGTTTTCTCCGTTTGGTCCCAGCAAACTTTCTAGTTGAGCAATAACCCTTATACCAATAGACATATCTCCTGCTTGTCTAGCAGCATTCATAGCCAAACTTTTTGCTTGTGACATATCAATAGCACCAGACATAATTGCTGAAGATAATTGACCACCTAAATCTTTTACTGCAACGCTTCCTTTACCTGCAGCATTTTGTTCTGAAATTCTTGCTGTTAATGCTTTACCCTCTGCTGTTTGAGCAAATGCTTCTCCATAGGTAGTTTTACCAGTTGCTGATCCAAGCATTGCAAAAGAATTTTTTCTTCTTAGATCCATCTGTTCTGATGCCGTTGTTTTGCCACCAAACTTTGCTATGGCCTGAAGTGCAGAGGTAGATCCTTTAAACTTTTCACCTTCTTCTAAAACCTGATCTGCTGCTTTATCAAATGCCATTCTTAAAGCAGCCATTGCTCCTACTGTTGCAACAAGTCCTACTGCAATGGCTGACATAGGACTTTTTAACATTGGAAGAATCATAGATAATCCCATAAGTGGCATCATTAGTTTTTGTGAAAGTTCTCCAACTTTTCCTGGAACCATTGATCCAACCATTGCTGCTCCTGCTGCTACTCCAACACCGCCAGCCAATCCCATCTTTCCAGTCTTTCCTTGTGCTGCTCTTTGTGCTGCTTCTGCTTTTTTGTTTGCAGAATAAGTTTTAAGTCTGCCAGATAAAGTTTTCTTTTGTGCTTCGGCTGCTGCTCTTTCATCAATAATTGATTGTCTATATGCAACCCTTTGTGCTAACTTACTTCTTTTTTCTTGTGCTTCTAATTGACGGCGCAAAGATTTTTGTTCAGCATCAATTATTCCCTGGCCGTACAGCGCTGTTCTAGAGGCTGCTGCCTTTGCCTGTGTTTTTGCATTGTCTGCTTGTCTCTTTTCCATTTGACGACGTAAAGATTTTGATTCAGCATCAATTGGGCCATTGCCATATAATGCAGTTCTAGAGGCTGCTGCTGCAGATTGAGATGATGTTGCTTCTGGAGCATATGCATGTCCAGGAAGTATAAGTCTTGTTTTTGGACCTTGAACAACCCTTGTTCCTTTTTTAGGCGTTGGAGTCATTCTTGTATCTTTTGAACTGCCAGAAGAAGAAACAACGTTTGAAGGTTTAGGAGTTGTATTTAATTTTTTTAATTTTCCAGTCTTTTCATCTTCAAGCATTTCAGTTGGCTTAACAACAACAGATGAATGCATTTTGTGAAATGCTTTCCAATCAACCTTTCTGCCTTCTTCAAGTCTTTTAATCATTCCATCGTATATTGGTTTTTCTACATCAGAAAGATTCATACTTGCTACTGTGGCTTTTAACTTTGGAAGAACTTTATCAATTTCTGCTTTCATTGCTCTGTCATATTGCTCTGCAGTCATATTCTTTGGAATATCCAATGTTGATTCAGCAAAGAACCTTTTAGCACCACCCTTTACCCCAAGTAAATTAATTTTTGCTTGCTCTTCCATTGAAGGCATGCTTGTAGCATATTCTCTCTTTCCAGATGCACGATTAAAGACTCCTGCTGTTCCAACATCTGCAAGAGTGTTTGCTGAAAGATTTCCTCTTCCAAGATCTTTGTCACCACGAAGATTTGCTGCGACAAGTTGTCTAAAGTATTGATCTTGTGAAAACTTTCCTGTCATTTTTGCTGGATCAAACCTCGTATCATATGCAGACTCTAAAACAATTATCTTTCTTTTACCCTTTGGATCTTTAGGGTCAATCATTGTACTAATCTTTTGATCTGGAGAATCTAATCCGTGAACTTCTCTAGCAATCCTTGTTGCTCTTTGTTCTGCAAGAGCAGCCTTTTCGTCCATCATTGGCTTTACAAATACTCTACTGCCATCTGGCTTTTCATATAATCCACCAATTCCCTTAACTGGAAAACTAAACCCAGAAGTTGGAGATATCTGGGTGCCAAAGTTTGTAGGCTTTAATCTTCCAGAGGCTGTTTTCTTTGCTTCTTTTGCAATTTCTTTTAACGTTCTTGTGTCTGCATCATCTACAACTTTTGCAGACTGACTTATTGCTGGGCGTGTTCCTGCTCCAAGTCTATTCATGTTTACAACTGATCCATCATTTAACGTAACCGTTGAAGACTTAGTTACAATTTTTCCTTGTCTTCCATTACTTGTTCCTGTGGCAGGACCTTCTATAATACTGAAGCCCTTAATAAATCCCTTGTCTACAGCATCTTGTAGTATTTTCCTACTTTCTGCTGGAGTATTTCCTAATCCTTTTCCAAGATTAAAACTTGTAGATGTGTTGTATAATTTTTGCGCTTCTTGATATCCCTTAGTTTCTGCAACTGCTGGATGCTCTAAAGGAATTCTCTTTGTAAATATGTCACGAACATAGTTATCATTTACTCCTTTTATTTTACCATCTGCTAAATCTTTTTTAATTGTTTCAATTATTGCACGGTCCATAGCCTGTGCATCTACAGCAGAAAGTCTAGAAGCAGCCCATTTTCCTGGACCCATTCTTTCCCATTCAGCAATAAATGATGCTGGGTTAACTCCAACAGAACCAGTCATTGCCTTGTTCATTTCTTGTGGGAAATTAAACATTAACTTGTGAAGTGTTGAAACTGTTTCTGGTAATCCTTGTGATCTTAAAATTGAAGCCATTGCTTTTAATTTGTTTCTTTGATCTTCCGTCATAAATGGATTATCTTTTATAACATCAGAAATTAATTTTTGATCACTTTTTCCACCAACGTGAGTTTTGTTCATTGGAACAGTTGTTGTTGATGATGCCTTGTCTGCTTGAGCCAAACTTACAGTTCCAGTTTCGTATCCCTTTAGTTTGCCCTGAATAATTGCTTTAATAATTGGTCGGTTTTGTGGATCTTGTGCTTCTTTTGCAGGAATAATTGCTTCTCCAGGAGAACCAAGAATTGGAATAATATCTCCAGCCCCTGCTGGACCTGGTAATCCAGTTGTCCCTGTTGCATATTTCTTTAAGCCTTTAACGCCTGGAGCACCACGCATTGGACCAGAAAATCCTGCTTGTGCTGCGATTGCTCTTCTGTATGCATTTGCCAAAATGTTAACTGCTGTTGCTTCAGATGTAAAAGTTTGCTTTAGTCTTTGATGAACCTGATCAAGTGACGCTGCAACTGCTGCTGCCTCAAGTTGTTCTTTAGTTAAATAGTTTGTCTGTTCTCCCAATATTTGACTTGATTGACCAGTTCTGTTATAGATAGATTTTAATCCTGCAAACATTTTAATTATATTAGCAACAGCATTTGCAATCAAACCAAATCCCATTAAGAGAACTGGGCCAACGCCAGCAAGTGCCACTGTTAGAATGGTTAAGAACTTTTTGCTACCTTCTCCCAGGTTATTAAACTTATCAAGAATTTTTCCAACAAACTCAACAATTGGTGTTAGTGCTTTTAAGAATTGTTCTCCTACTGGAGCAATAGCCAATTTTAAATCTTCCATTGATTTTTTAAACTTGTAGGTTGTTGTGTTTTGTATCTTATCTAATTCTCGTTGTGATAAAATTGCAAGTTCTTCTGTAGTTGCTTTTGTTAGACCTAACACTCTTTGAGCCTGTGTACCCTGGGCTGTTACGTTCTGGAATAGCGTAGATAGTCTTGAGAACTGGAACTTGCCAAACAGTTGTTCAATAGCACGAGCACGGTTAAGAGGATCAAGTGTATCAAGTGCCTGAGCAAAGCCAACTACTGTTGCTTTGATATCACCTTTATTTGCTTCAACAATTCCTTTTATGTTGACTCCAAGGTCTCCAAGGAATGCGCTTGCTTTTGCAGATGGATTAATCAAAGATGCAAGACCAGATTTGAGTGCGTTAGCACCTTCTGATGCGTTAATACCACCTTCCTTCATTGCTGTAAGGAAGAATGCAAGATCTTCTACATCTCCACCAAGTTGCTGAACAACTGGGCCAGCCTTTGGAATTGCTACTGTTAAATCTTCAATAGAAACAACAGTCTGGTTTTCAACTGCGTTAAGGAAGTCAATCTTTTTAGCAAGATCTGATGCTGCCACTCCAAATGCATTGGTTACTGAAATTGTTGTCTCTAATGCCTGTGTTTGTTCTACTCCACCAAGTACCGCAAGCCTTGTTGCCTGCACAACTTGGGCTGTCAACTCCGCACCCATCTTACCCATTGCTGCTGCATCTGCTGCCATCTTCATTGTGTCTTCTACTGCAACACCATACTTGGTATACTCTTTTGCAAGAATCTGAATCTGCTTAACCATTGCATCGGTTTCTTCTTGTGTTGTAAACATCTCTCCGTATACACGTTTGAATCTAATTGCCTGCTCTTCAAGTTTCATGAATGTTTTTGAAGCAGTAACACCGAGCATTGCAAGTGGAACTGTAAATCCTACCATCAACTGACGGCCAGCCCACTGAGTATTCTTACCAAAATTTAAAAGGTTGGTTGATCCTTGCTTTAGTAATTGATTAAGCAGTTGCTGTCTTTGTGCTGCTATGGCTGTCTGCGTACCCAGGTTTTTCATATCAAGCGTTAAAGGTCTTACCGCAATTGCTTGTAAAGCACCATTTGCACCACGGCCCATTTTTATATACTGAGTCTGTATGTCTTTTACACGCTCTCGTGCAACTTTATTTAATGTCTCAAACTCAGACTTAAATAACCTACCAAAAGTTTTTGTTGCAGCACCAGTATATCTAAAATATTCTCTTGAGGTTAATTTATTTTTTTCTAAAGCATTAGTAAAAGACTCTGTACTTGATGTTACTGTTCGCATCGATGCTTGGAATTGTCCAGCAGCATTGATGCTGTTCATTAAATTTTGTGCTTGATTTGCTGCTACTGCTGCTGCTGCAGTACCAGACTTTGACATCTGTGTATGGAAGGCTGATACTTGACGTTGGAGAAGTTTTAAACTTGCTAAAGCATCAGACGTATCAATATTTACATGAATATTGGATTCTACATCAGCCATCCATTAACACCTCTTTATTTAATTATTTACAAGATTGCCTAGAAGTGAAGCGTCGGAAAGTTTGATTCCTGATGCTTCTTCAACAATTTTGTATACAGTTGGAAGATCTAGGTTTTCTTCTAGGGCTTCCTTGTCTTCTGCCAATTCTGGCTTGTATTGCTTCATTGCGATTTGGACACAGTCCATTAGCAAGTCCATAGATTTTTCGTTATCTTCTGCGACCTTTGCAATATCTTCAAACTTCTTCATAAACGGACGAAGTAGAGAAATCTTAAGTGGTCTGACTTTTACCTTGGTGCCATCAATCAGTGTTACTGTCTTTTCTTCAGTGGCGATTGCCATTTATTCCTCCTTATAAGGTTTAGTAAAGTATACCATAAATCAGGCTTATTTTTTTGTTATTCGTAAACCTCATAATCAAGGCCCATACCAATACCAAAACCTACTCTTTCTGCATTCATTCCTTGTAAAGCCAAAATATCATTGCCATCTCCTGTTGAGCCTTTACTAAATACTCTAGCCTTCATATCTTCCCATTCATTACCGCTACCCGAATTCTTATCTAGATCTACACCCTGCATAGCAGCAGCAAATTTTTTATCGCTATAGTCTAACTCTCTTTTTATTTTTAGTGTCGCTGTTAATTCTTGCATAGACATTGATGATTCTAACTGGTCATAGTCTTTCCATATACCGATTAAAAAAACTTCTGACTCTAGTTTTGCTAAATCTAAAGTATCCCACGAAGATCCGCTATCAACTGCCTGATCTTTAACAGTGTCTTCTGATTTTGCATTAATTTTAATTCCTGCTGCTACATCAATTATTTCATAGATTGTTGGTAAGTCTAGGCTATCTTCTAGGTCTTCTATTGTTTTTATTGATGGACAATACTGTTGCATTGCAACAAGTGCACATTTAGCCAGAACTGCAATTGATTCGTCATCAGTTTTTGCTTCTTTTATTGTTTCAAAAGTTTCTAAAAATTCCCTTAAATATTTAATTTTTAATGGCGCAGCAATAACTACTCTGTCGTCTACTAATGATATTTTTTTAGTGTCGTATATTTTTGTTGCCATTATACAAGTATACCAAACAGAAAGACCCAACCCACTAAAGGGTTGGGCCAACTGTATTATTAAGTTGTATTATGCTAGTGAGCGGTCTACGATTTTACCATATGATGCATCATCGTTTGGAAGAAGGCGGAATGATACTTCAAACATTGAAGCCTCATCACGCTTTGCTGATACTGAAACATTCTCAATTGAGAGTGCACGGTATGCAACATAAATTCTTTCCTTTGGATCTAGAGAAGAACCAGAACCTGGTCCTACTGCGACAAGTCCACGCTCTAGTGGAACGTCACCAATATCTCCTGCAGACATAGTGAGTGTTTGAAGACCCGATGCTTCTGCTGGAAGATCTGTATTCTTTCCTGCAATTGCTACTAGAAGATTTTCTAGTGTTGCCTCTGCGAAAGATGTATTTAGATTAACTGTCATACCCTGCTTGAATAAACGAGCAACGTCGAGAAGTTGATCTACTGCTACATCACCAAAGTCTGGCTGGAATGCGAGTTCCAAACCATTTGATGTGTATCCTATATTTGTGTAATCTTCATCAAGTGACAAAGTGTCCTTATAGGAAGTTGCGGATGCTGTGAGTACTGGAAGATCTGTTGCTGCTTTAGCATTAGTAACTTTTCCAGTTGCTTCTACATATCCGATTGGGCCTGCATCATGCGTAAATAGTGCTGCTGCACCTACGATAATGTTACTACTTGAACCACGGCTGTATGCCATATATTTCACCTCTTTCATTTTTATTAAAAGGGGGTTGTTTCCTCACCTTAATTATAACACTGTTTATTAAGAGTTTATGGGGTGCCAGTCATAGTCGATAATTATCTTGTTCCCCGCATAAGTACGTGCTGTTGCAAAGTCAACAATGTCTCGTGTTTCTTCTAACTGGTATATCTTAAAATTATGGAAAAATACAGGCTTAGATTCTATAGTCTCATAGTCTAGGTTTGCTGTGGCCCACTCATTTAGATCTTTTGCTGAGTCATCTCCATTATCCAAAAGGTCACTTACCTGCTGCTGGGTTATGACCATATTCTTTTGTGCGTCATCACCTACTGAATAAAAATAATATAGTAACTGCTCACACTTGATGTATGGGAATGGAGTCCTTCTCATTTTAAACATTCTGTCATATACTCCAAATACACCATTACTTTGTGGAAATGTTTCGGTTAATGAATCAATTTCTGTTGGCAGTGTTGGGAAGAAATATGTTGTTCCTTGAGCATTAAATGCAGGATCTATTTTTGCTGCTAAGTACGCATTAATAATTGTAGGTGGGTGATGAATTACTGCAGCCATTATGCACCCATCCCAGCGTTAGCAATCCAGCGATATCCAGTTGATAGTCCCTTTGCTTTACCCATTTTTTTGCCTGCTGGCATATCTTTTTTATATACCTGTGGGTTTTCAAGATATCTTGCTACACCACTTGTTCTTAAAAATGCTTGTGAAAAATACTTATTAAAAAACATATCAAAGGCTTTTTCAAAACCTCCCTCTACTTCTGTTCCTCCAGGATTCATAACCTGAACTGGGCCTCTAGTAAAAATAGTTTCACCGTTATCATCAAAGGCTAAAACTTGTGCAACCTTTGGTCTAATTGTAACTGGAATGCCGTATTCCATAATCCTTGCTTTATCATAAAATGGTGTTCGTGAACCATCTTTGATAGATGTAGACTGGCTAAATGATGATCTAAAAGATAATCCTAGATTGCTTGTTGTATACGAAATATCATAAAGTCTTGCATCTGGGCTTCCAACCATAGTCCATTCGTAAACATGGTGTAGCATCTGAGGGTTAACTCGTGCATTTGAATCTATAAACTCTTTCATTACCTCTACAGTTTCCATTCCAAGAGTTTTTAAAAATACAGTCTTTCCTCTTTGAACGCCTTCTAAAAATCCTATAGAATAGTTAACAATATTATTCATATCTTTTTTAAATTGATTTGAGTTAAATTTTGTTATCATACATCACCTGACTGATTCTCTGATCTTCTGATTACCAACTTGTAAGATTCAATAGAGCCAAATGGTCCAGTAAATGGTTCATAAGTTGCCACTTCAAATAATGTTCCCTTGCCAGATCTGGGTCCTGAAGTCTCCATGTATATAAGATTACCCTCTTGATCTTTTATATCAGAAATTAATATATTTGTTAAAGCATTTCTGCTATCCAACAAAGAAATTCTAATGTCAGATCTTATTCTTCCAACTAGAATTGAGTTTTGTGTAATATTTACATTTGGCTTTACTTCTTCTTTAAATGCTGACCCACCTGAAGAAAAACTACAGGCAAATACTCTATCTAAAACCCATTTCTTTTTTATTGCTCCAAAGTCTCCTTGCTCAACTATTGGATGATATACAGATGCCTGCATTGGAAACATAAAATCTGGGCTCTCACAAACTGTCATTACAATACCCCAATTTTTGTAATAGACTTAGAGTACTTTGAAAGTATCTTGTCTACAATTATGTTTCCTGTTCCTTCGAAAAGACCTTTATCAAATTGAATTCTATATTGATCTGTGTTGTAAGAAGAAATGAATCTCTTGTAATAATCTAACTTACCACACTCTATATCATGAATAAGCATTTCTGTTGCTCTGG